GACAGTACCAGGCGCTCAGTTTATGCCTCAGGTAAGGAATAGATTTTGGGATGGTAAGATACGTCTGTACAATCAAATGAAGAAGCAATTATATTTTGGACTTGGTCCAAAGTTAGAAGATTTTTGTAGAAGTAGAAACTATGAATTAATAGTTAAAGATGACCCTGCTTTTTTTCAGCAAGAGTTTTCTTTAAATGAAGTTGATGAACTTGCAAAGAACATTGGACTCAGTCTTGAACCAAGAGACTATCAGAAGAGAGCTATTGCACATGCAATAAGAAACAAAAGATGCATGTTGTTATCGCCTACTGCATCTGGTAAGTCGTTAATCATTTATATGTTAAGTAGATACTATCCAGAGAAGAAACTTATAGTAGTACCAACAACAGCATTGGTACATCAGATGGCATCAGACTTTAAAGATTATGGTTACCAAGATGATTGTCATAAGATTACTGCTGGTGCAGATAAAGATACTGATGCAGAGATAACTGTTACAACATGGCAATCAATATACAAGATGCCAAAGTCATGGTTCAATCAATACAAAGTTGTTATAGGAGATGAGGCTCATCTATTTAAATCTAAATCATTAGAAGGTATAATGAAGAAGCTAACAGTCTGTCCTTATAGATTTGGATTTACAGGTACGTTAGATGGTACATTAACACATAGGTTAATATTAGAAGGACTGTTTGGTCCTGTTGAAAAAGTAACTACTACATCAGAGTTAATAGATAGTGATTACCTAGCTAAGTTTAAGATAAATATAATTACATTAAAGTACTCAGATCAAACGTGTAATTTGTTGAGACGTGCAAAGTATCAAGATGAAATAGATTTCTTAGTAAGGAATGAAGCACGTAATAGATTTATTCGTAACTTATGTATAAGCCTTGAAGGTAACACCTTAGTATTATTTAATTTTGTTGACAAGCATGGAAAAGTGTTATACAATATGATTAATGATGAAGAGACCAAGACAGCGTTTTATGTTCACGGAGGAGTAGATGGCAAGGAAAGAGATCACATTAGATCAATTGTTGAAGAATCTAACGAAGCAGTTATTGTGGCATCCTACGGAACTTTTAGTACTGGTGTTAACATTCGTAATTTACATAACATAATATTTGCCAGTCCAAGTAAGTCCAGAATAAGAAATTTACAGTCAATAGGTAGAGGACTTAGAACTGCAGAAGGTAAAAGTGAGGCAAGGCTATTTGATATAGTAGATGATTTAAGACATAAGCAATGGAAAAATTATGCTCTAGAACATTTTGCTGAAAGATTAAAAATTTATAATGAAGAGAAATTTCCATACAAAATGTACTCAGTACGTTTAAAGGAGTAAAATGGGACACGCAGTAATTAAATTAATGAATGGTGAAGAGATAGTAGCTGAAGTTTTTAATGAGGATAATGATACTATTAAGTTATGTGAGCCAGTACAAATACATAGAGTGATTACACCTAATGGTTATGAAATGATTAAATGCTCACATTGGTTATTGTTTAGTAACAAACCAGAGATATTATTAGAAAAGAAACATATATTATTAATGGTTAATGATATAAACGAAAAGGTATTAACACATTATAATTTTTTTATAAAACATGCTAAGAATAAAGGATTAGAACATCATGGTGATTTTGTTGAAAGAGCAGAACAAATTTATAAAGAACAACAATTACAACGACAAGAAATGATAGAGGATGGGGATATGGAACAAGCTGATTTAAATTTTGAAGTATTATTACGTAACACAGCTAACACAACAATACATTAACATGGCACATTATGTAGATAATAAAATTCTTTATGCAACAATGATTGTATACAAAGATAAAGTAAAAGATGCTGAGGCTGTGGATGATCCTAAGCCACCTATACCAGATATTGTAGGAGCTGCTTTACTTAAAATAGCGAATAGGTTATCAACTAAACCTAATTTTATAAATTATACATTTAGAGAAGAGATGGTTAGTGATGGAATAGAGAACTGTATAAATTATATTAATAATTTTGATCCAAAAAAATCTAAAAATCCATTTGCCTATTTTACACAAATAATATATTATGCCTTCCTAAGAAGAATACAAAAAGAAAAGAAACAATTATATATTAAACATAAAGCAATACAAAATCATCAAATATTTGATGGATGGATTGATCCTGTGGATGGTCAAATGATATCCACCCAACAATCCTTACCAGAAACTACAGACTACATGAAAGATTTTGTAAAAAATTACGAACAAAAAGAAAAAGAAAAAAAGAAAAAAGTAACATCTCCTCGAGGATTAGAGGTATTCTATAAAGAGAAATAAATTATGAAGATAGCATTAGTGACTGATTTACATTTTGGTGCTCGTAACGATAATATAAAAGTAGCAGCTAACCAAAAGAAATTTTATGATAAAGTATTCTTTCCTTATCTAAAAGAACATAACATTAACACAGTAATAGACTTAGGCGATACCTTTGATCGTAGAAAGTATATATCTTTCACATCTCTAAAGGCAGCAAAAGCTATGTTCTTTGATCCATTAAAAGGGAACAATATAACCACACATATGATTGTAGGTAACCATGACGCTGTGTATAGAAATACAAATGAGCTTAATTCAGTGTACCTGTTAACACAAGAGTATTCTAATATTATAGAATATCACCAACCGACAGAAATAAAAATAGATGAGTGTGAGATGCTTATGGTACCGTGGATATGTAAAGATAATGAAAAGCAATCATATCAAATGATAAAAGACACTACAGCTCAAATAGTGATGGGTCATCTGGAGTTAAAAGGTTTTCAGATGAATAAAGGATATGTTATACAAGAAGGTGCAGACCATACGGTATATGATAAGTTTGATATGGTATGTACTGGACACTATCATCATAAGTCTACGGAAAAGAATATTAACTATCTTGGTTGTCCTTATGAGATGACGTGGATGGATTATGAAGATCCTAAAGGCTTTCACATATTTGATACAGAAACAAGAGTGTTGACTAGAGTTGTAAATCCTAATAGAATGTTTTATAAACTATGGTACAATGATACTAGCTTAACATTTGATGAAGTAATGGCTATGGACTTCACACCTTACCAGAATGCTTATGTTAAAATTATAATATCTAATAAGACTAATCCATATTTATTTGATACGTATGTTGATAGAGTAGAGAAAGCAGACCCCATTAATCTACAAGTAGTTGAAGATCATTTACATTTAGATATAGATGATGATGAAGATATTATTAATGAAGCAGAAGATACACCTACTATATTAGAGTCGTATGTAGATGCTTTAGATATTAATACAGATAAAGAAAAAGTAAAAAATTTATTAAAAGGTTTATATGATAGGGCATTGAGTATAACATGATAGTATTTAAAAATATTAAATGGAAGAACTTTGTTTCTTATGGTAACCATTGGACTGAAGTTGATTTAAATCAAACTAAGTCTTCATTAATCATAGGAGAAAATGGTTCAGGTAAGTCTACTATATTAGATGCTTTAACATTTGGTTTGTATAATAAACCATTTAGAAAAGTAACAGTACAGCAATTAGTTAATACCATTAACAATAAAGATATGGTTGTTGAAGTTGAGTTTGGTATTGGTTCTTATGACTATAAAGTTATTAGAGGACAGAAGCCAAGAAAATTTGAAGTATATCAAAATGGTAAATTATTAAATCAAGAAGCACATGCTAAAGATTATCAAGAGACTCTTGAAAAACAAATACTAAAGCTCAATCATAAGAGCTTTTGTCAAGTGGTTGTGTTAGGTAGCTCCAGCTTTATTCCTTTCATGCAGCTACCAACCAACCATAGAAAAGAAGTAATAGAAGATTTATTAGACATAGGTATCTTTACTATTATGGCAACACTATTAAAAGAAGATGTTGCAAGTAATAAAGAACGTGCGCAAGAACTGTCTAGTGAACTAACTACTATAGAAGAGAAGATAAGAATACAGCAACATTTTGTAGAAAAGATATCACAACAACAGGATGAAGCTATAGCTGATAAGAAAGAACAAATATTAAAATTAGAGAATGAAAATAGTATTAATGAAATAAATTTAAAAGATGAAGAAGATGAACTAGCTAAGTTAAGGGCACAAGTAGTTGAAGAAGAAAAGATTCGTAGCAAGTTAAATCAACTTAGTAACTTAGAAGATAAAATAAAAGACAAAGTCAAAAATCTTAAAAAAGATATACAGTTTTTTGATACACATGATGACTGTCCTACCTGTAATCAATCTATAGATAAAGATTTTAAAGCTAAGGTAATAGATGAGAAAGAAGAAAAAGTAGAAGAATGTGAAGCAGGTTTTGAGCCATTAGAAAAAGCACTAGAAAATACACAAGGAGAGATTAATCATATAGTAAAAGTATATCAACTAATTGATAATATCAATATAGGAATTAATTCATTGAACTCTCAGATGAATGGTAATAGACAATTAGTAACATCACTACAAAAAGATATAGATAATACATCTAAACAAGACATTATAGAAGAGAAAAATAAAATAAAAGAATTTAATATAGAGTTGAATGGTAAAAGAAATGATGTAGAAGAGTTCACACATCTAAGAGAAATATATGATGTAGCTACTAAGCTGTTAAGAGATACAGGAATAAAATCTAGAATAGTTAAACAATATATTCCTATAATGAACAAACTTATTAATAAGTACTTAGCAGCAATGGACTTTTTTGTACAGTTTGAATTAGATGAAAACTTTAATGAAAATATTAAGTCTAGGTTTAGAGATGAGTTTACATATGCATCTTTTAGTGAAGGTGAAAAGATGAGAATAGATTTATCATTATTATTTACTTGGAGAGCAATAGCTAAGTTAAAAAATAGTGCAAGCACAAATTTATTAATACTAGATGAAATATTTGATAGTAGTTTCC